CGCGCAACTCGCCCTGGCGCAATGCAGCCACCGCACTCTCACACTGATGAGGGGTGGTTTTGTAAGTCTCACATACCGCGGCGACGGTGTCCACGGTGCGAACCATCCCGGCTCGCACTGTGCGGTACAGCGAGTGTTCGTATTTCGGCGCAACCGCTTGCACTCCTTGAGTGAGACGCAACATGTGGTCGATAAATTCACCCAGAACCGGCACGAACGACGCACCGGCGAGTCCCAATGCCGTCCCGCGAACCAACGCAGCTGGCGCCACACCATGTGGCGGTTGCACAAACCATCCCAGTCTGAACAACGCGCGCCCTATCTTCGGCGCCAAACACAATGTCTCACGCGGACCGGCAGGTGTTTCCCTCACGCAAGGGTAAAATCGGCCGGACAAAAACGTGCCGTCAACCAGGTCAGGCGCCTTCCCCTTGAATGGTAAACCAGACTCGGAGAGGCGCGACGCAGGAATTGGCACACCTTTTTTGCCGATGACGACGAAAGAATCGTCGCCCCCCACCATGAACAGACACCGCGGCACGCCCCGGTAGCCTTCGACTATGCGCATAGGCGTGGTTCCGAGCGCGTCAGCGTACGCATCAAGCAGCACCACCATCATTATCACTGTGTTTGCATCCGTAGTGTACACAATACCCGACGGCGTGCGGTCCTTGAAACTGAACCAAGTCCCACACGTGCCCAAACCACTGACTCGCCTCAACTTGTCATACCAGTAGGTCGCGCGGCGACCATACCGCGAGATCTTGTGCAACCCGAAGTGACGCCAAACTCTGGTGACACAACGGTTCAACGTGGCGTTGACGTTCGCATCCATCTTTGACACATCAGACTCGTGTATGGTGTAGCCATTACACTTGGCCAAGAACCGATGGAGTATCGATCCGAGACGCTCACCCGTGTGGCCCGGTGCATAGACCAAGCACGTACCGGCCAATCCTTGCTGCAGTGCCTTCTTCATCGTCGCCTGCACCGGCCCCATGATCACATTTGGGTACGGACGAAAGCCCACAATAACACGTGGCGCCTTGTCGGTGCTCTCAGAGCCAGACGGCGCGGTCTCGCCTGGCGCCACTGGCTCGAATGCGCCCTTCTCCACCTTGAGACTAGCGGTCGCGCGAAACATCTGCGCCTCACTAGGAGCCTGACCAGTCAACAGCTCCACCCGCGCTCGCCGCATCAGCACCTGCGCCCACGCTGGGTAGCGGCGCACCCACTTCTCGAACCCCATAACGCCCAACAGGAGATAATCCTTATAGTCGTCGAGGAGCCAGAGGACGGCATCAACGGCCGGCTGGAGCTTGGCATAGAGTTGTTTTGATGTCTCAGGCCGCATGCGCAACAAGCGCTCAACCAGCGCATTGTACTCGTTCTCACTATTCACACTGAAACTAGTGGGGACGTGATCGGCGACGACAGGGCCATAGTGGACAAGTCGCTCACTCTTCTTCTCGATGTACGAAGCTGAAGGCGCAATCTTGCTGGTTGGACATATCTCCGGCAACTTAAGATCAGCAGTCCACTGACGACCGACCATAGACATCAACGCACCACCGCGTAGTTTGGCAGGCAGCACACCAACAATAGCGCGCAACTTATCAACCAACGCTGGGCACCTGGCAGCAAGCGAGCGCATGGTGCTCGAGCTAGCGCTACCCCGCACACCAGACATCTCCTGGCCTGTCATGGAATGAACGACCAAGACAGTAGTGTTCCACACCATATGGAATGCCACCGATGCCGCGCGTGTCCCAGTCAACTTCGTCAGTAAAGCTGTAAGCATGTGGAATGCGATCTTGACGAAAAGCAGTGCCCTAAACCCAGCGCGGTGTGCCTCGTCGGCCAAACCGCCACGGACCATGAGCAACCAACGCCACTGCATGCACAACTCAAGGACGGCCTGCGTCAACCCACAGAGTGGGTCACGTTCCTTCAACCGCTCCTCGACAATTGGGGCGAAGACAATGTTAAGCGCGTCGAAGTCAGGTTTCATAAAACCGAGGGCGTTTCCAAACAGCCAAGCCGCCAGGTGGGCGACAAAAGGGTCATAGTTGTCAAGGATCTTGTTCGTGGCCATAGCCAACCATGCTGCAGTGGTGATCTCCAAAACCACCTTTGCAAACACCTGCAACTTGGCGTTGTTGACCACACTCGAGTCAGCGAAGTCGCCTATCTTCAACAGAAACCAATCGA